ATAACATAAGAAAAATTACAGACCCAACTTTTTAAAAGCTTTTTCATCCACCTTTCTCAAATCATCTAAGCTATATAAACGGCCTTCAGGATCAAAGAACTTTTCAAGATCAAATTTCCCTTCTTTATAAAGTTTGTACCTCTTTGGCCCTAGCCACTCCTTTTGAAAGAAATCATCTGTTTTCTTAAAGAACTCTTTGAATGTGGTGTTTGCATCCAATTGCCCTATTAATTGGCTGCGCTCATCTTTCGGGATGTCCTTTACTTTGCGCTCATCCATTACAAATGGACGCTCTCCAGCAAGTCGACCATCTTTCTCGACTGGTACCAGAATACTGCGGCAATGAGGATGTAATGGCGGTACACGCTTAGCTGGGTCGTTTATTTCCCAAACAGATCCATCAAGAGATGCACAAAGTTTTGATGTTCTTCCATCCAATACACTAATAAAACGAACATACTCAAAACCTAACTGTTTGAAAGTATCTAAATACGTTTGATTAGCAACATGACTACGAACTGTTCTTACGGTACGTTCAATATCCGTCTTAGAGCTACTTAAAAGCCCATCCTCATAATTAAGGCGCTTGGTGCCGCGAATACGCTGAACTATTTCCTGATTTGTTTTACCTGAGTTAATGCCATCCCGAATTGCATATTCAACTTTTTGGCGTGCAGTCTCAGCAATCTTGGAAAGAAGATCATCAACTAATGCTCCACCTACTAAGGGTACTTTTTTAGCTGCTGCATATACCTTTTCACCATTTGGTTTTTTGATCTTGCCGCCATATAGCTTCGCCATGTAATTGGCTTCATAAACAGCCAAGGCAGTAGCAGAAACAGCGAAAGCTTCAGGTAATGCAGTGTTTATTGCAGTAAACCACTGAGCAATCAGATCACGAACTTCCTTCAGATTTGACGTTGTGTACTGTCCACTTGCTAGAGCCATCTTTTCAGAATCATTTAATTCATCAAGCAAATCCCGAAGCTTTGCCAACATTAATATTGACTCATCATTAAAGATTTTTAGTAGCTCATTAACAGATTGAGAAGACACCCGATATAAATACGCCTGATGTTGGGTAAGTATTTCAATCAGCGATTTATCTTCTTTTGAAGCCATACGTCACCTCTACAACGGCATACTGTCCCGTTCACCTTCAACCCGCTTCACTTCTTCCTGATAGTCGTGAGCTGGTAATTTACCTGTCATCAGGTATTCCCAATATGTGCGGAAAGAGTTTTTCCCTGAAATAGCACCCTCATAAAGCTGTTTTGCAAGATTAATATCCGTGACCTGCACAATAAACTCAGGTTCAACCGTAAATGAATATTTTGTCGAATCCAGCTTTAACCACTGCGCTGCATACTTAATGGCTTGTTCAATTGCTGCAGCTGCACACATCACGATACTGTGAAGACTTGCCTGCTGGTCATCCTGACGTGCACGGCGTGCCTCACCTGATTCTTGTGTATTGGTATCAATTACTTTAGCCCCAGCTTCTAATGCTGAATTCTTTTGCGCATCCATTTCCTTTTTAGTGAGTTCAATGCCGTTACCTGAAATTTCTAAATAACCACATTGTGAATTTGGAGGAAGACTCCAGACAGCCATAACACCAGTAACGCTAATATCATCATCATCGTCATCATCAAGGCCACTAATCCAAGGTTGCGGATGGGCCGTATGGTGAAGAGACTGGTAATAATCTGCACTGAGCTGGTAATACTTCAGAGCAGCCTTGGCCATTGTCAAAAGCGGTATGGTACCTACATCCGGAGAATTACTAGTGGCACCGCAGAAAACAAATGGTGTGAAAGAAAGTTGATTACCGCCGAGATCGGGAGTTTTATCCTCCACATTTGAACCATCGAACAATCGGACCGCTAATGCTCCATCATCCATAGATAGAACGCGGTGAACCGTTTTAGTTTCGTGCCCGAATTCATCTTCACTATTATCAAATTGCTCCTCGAGCACTAACAGTTTTAAATCCTTTCGACCACCGATACTGTTTTCCTTCCAGTTGATAATAGATAACGCATCATATAAGGCGAAATATGGCACTCCTTTAGCATCAACATCAACAAGCAGCCCACAGCGCCCAAACTCTAGCAACTCTGAACAAATGCGAATAAAGAGCTGTTTAAGCCCAAAACCATCATTGGTTGCATTCTCTATCAAACCCTTTAACAGAGAACTTTCAATTACGATGTTGGGTTCCAGCTTTGAAACTAAACCAATCATCGTGCGTAATGAATCCTGAACCCATAGCGGATACTGAGCTCGACTTAGATAGGCTTTATAAATCTCTCCAGTCGTATCTCCTTGCTTTTCAGCCTCAATCATTCCGGCCGATTTAGCTAGGTACTTAGTTTGTGCCTGTTTAATTTGCTCTTCACCAGCAACGGCGTCTCGCATAATTAACCAGCTTTTTTGTGCAGCAATATACTGCGGATGTTTATCAGTAACTGCCATAAAAACACCAATAAAAAAGCACCTGAAAAGGTGCGTTGTTTAACGGGAAAAACCAGCGATTGTGCGCCGTTTAAATACTTTCTGAATGATGATCGGGAATCTCTTGGCTATTGGATATCCACCAGCATCGCCAACGTGGTCCAAACCAGCGCTTTTATCTGGCATTCCAAAATCATCATAGACTTGCTGTTCTAAAGTAGCCGTAAAGTTAGGGCACTTATTTGTGTTCACTTTTAAGTGTCGTTCACCCTCAGCATTTAGGATTTGTGCATTAACAGCAGTAATACGATCTTTAATTCCGGGATTCACACCATTCACTTCAACTTTGAATCCATTTTTCTTTAAGATTGCATGATCTGATTCACTGAAGTTCTTTGAAGATGTTGCCTGACCTGAAGCATCTGGAATCACGGTAATATCGTGATCTGGAAAGCGCTCATTAATCAATTGACACATCGTCGGTGTATCTCTCACGCCAACCAGTTCATCTAAAGCTCTTGGCTTCCCTTCTCGAATGACATAAACCACAGCAGCCATTTTAAGCACGTTAAAATCCATACCAATGAGTAAAGGCTCACCTTTCTTAATTTCTTCATCCGTGTGGTTTAGAACTCGATCAAAGTCGGGGTAAACAGCACCGCTGGTTAAATTGACAAACTGCCCTCTTAAATAAGCTGAAATTAATTGCGGCGGATAAGACTCATAAAGTGATGATATGTAGTCATCTGGAAGATTAGCTTCATTGTCATAAGTTGAAGCTTGAATCATTCCATATAGCTTACGCTTAGCCTCTGATTTATTTGCCTCTTTAACAAATTGCTCGTATGTAAACTTAAAACCTTCAGGTGTAGTGGCCACATCAATACCGTTGAGCAAACCAGCTTGCTTATAACGCATACGTGCGATGATCTTACGCCAAGCCTGTTGAGCTTTGACCTTGGCCATAACATCAAGTTCATCAATCAAGGCGTGGCCAATTTTAAAACCTACAATTGTTGCTGGTTTCTCCATAGACCGGCAAATGATTGTCGTTCGATATTGCCGACCATAATAGATATCAACCTCTTTATTGGTTTCATAAACCTTAGTTTTAAGCCCCCAATCAAATGCAACCTCTTCAATAGTTGGAAAGAAAATGTCGCGAATCTGTGGGTAAGTTGGAGCAAAATAACCCAAAGGCACTTTAGGGAATTCCCAAGCTTTGTTGCATAAACTGGAGCATCCAACCCAAGTCTTTCCCGATCCAAAGCCAGCCACAAATGCGCGGAACTTCTTTTCCATCTGCAAAAAATTAGCCTGAGGTACATTCAGTGTCGGATTGATGTTCGGCATTTTTTTTACTCGCATCCACAACTTGAATAGTTACCTTGACTGGTGTTGGATCTTCATCACCTTCACCCTCTCTCATCCTTTCAATCTCAAGTTGCTTTAACTCAAGATTTAAAAGCATGAGGTCGTAACCCTGCATTTCTTCCCTAACCTGTTTAATAACCCCTTGCTTCATAAGCCTGTTGTTCTTCCAGTCTTCATAAATCTTCTGAAGTTCTTTAAGCCGATAGGCTTTATTAGCTAAAGGGATGTCATAAACATTCTTTTTAAAGTCCTCTCGTGTTTTATGAAAAAGGTCTTTATATTTCTTACTTAAATTCTTTCCTGCCGCTTTTGTCGGGTCATAAAGTTGTACCTGTTTTCGATCAATCTCAATGTTAAATTCTTGCTTGACAGCATTAGCTACCTGTTGAGGGGTATCCATGCAGGCAAGCGCTTGAACAATAAATATTTTTACCTGTTCTTTAAGTGCAGCCATACCCCCACCTTTGTCTAGCTACGTCTAGCAAAGAAGGCAAAAAAAAGAGCCATTCGGCTCAGTTGATTACGCAGTTTCCGCAGCATTTTGAAATATCAAGATTTGAAACAAACGGCGGATTCTTTGCAGCTTCAACAATACGTTTAACGCTTTGACTAGCCCCCCACCGTTTAGTTACACCAATAAACTCTTCAACGTCATGACCTGCAAGATAGTGCTTAGGAAGACCAGAACTATCGCTATAAACAATTTCTCCGTCCTCGTCTCTCATCACTCCAATGTGGTAAAGCTCATGTTCAAGTAAGTAACAGAACTCTGTATCGTTTGCACGCTCACAGAAAGATGCATCGACCGTTATTAAATATGTAGGTACAAAACCAAACCAGTCTCGCATCTGTTGCTCTTGTCGAGCTTTACGCCAGCCACCGACATTGAACATGACTTTTTCGCACTGGCCCAACACCATAGCTTGCTTGCTTTTATATGCAGAAGAGGCCCA